GCCCTTTGAATTGATCGACTGGCAAGAGCAGATCATCCGCGACCTGTTCGGAACCCTTAAGCCCAACGGTTACCGCCAGTTCAACACCGCCTACATTGAGATTCCAAAGAAGATGGGTAAATCGGAGCTTGCTGCCGCCGTGGCCCTTCTGCTCACATGTGGCGACGGCGAGGAACGCGCCGAGGTCTACGGCTGTGCCGCCGATCGGCAGCAGGCCGCTATCGTTTTTGATGTGGCGGCAGATATGGTGAAGATGTGTCCCGCCCTGGCAAAGCGAGTGAAAATTCTTGCTTCCCAGAAACGGATCGTCTACACCCCCACCAACTCCTTCTATCAGGTTTTGTCCGCTGAAGCCTACTCCAAACACGGCTTCAACATCCACGGCGTCGTTTTTGACGAGCTGCACACCCAGCCTAACCGAAAGCTCTTTGATGTTATGACCAAGGGGTCCGGTGACGCTCGTATGCAGCCTCTGTACTTCCTCATCACCACAGCCGGAACTGATACCCGCTCCATCTGTTATGAAACCCACCAGAAAGCCAAGGACATTCTGGAAGGCCGGAAGATCGACCCGACATTCTACCCGGTGATTTACGGCGCGGATGAGAACGACGATTGGACCGACCCCAAGACCTGGAAGAAGGCCAACCCCTCCCTCGGCATCACGGTCGGCATCGACAAAGTCAAAGCCGCCTGTGAGTCCGCCAAGCAGAACCCCGCCGAAGAGAACAGCTTCCGGCAGCTTCGTTTGAACCAGTGGGTCAAGCAGGCGGTGCGCTGGATGCCCATGGAGAAATGGGACCGATGCGCGTTCGCTGTAAATGAAGAAGCCCTGGAAGGCCGTGTGTGTTACGGTGGTCTTGACCTTTCCTCCACCACCGACATCACAGCATTTGTCCTGGTCTTCCCCCCGGAGGACGAAGATGACAAATACACGGTACTGCCATACTTCTGGATCCCGGAGGACAACCTGGATCTGCGTGTCCGGCGCGACCATGTACCATACGATGTCTGGGAGAAACAAGGATGCCTTCTGACCACGGAAGGCAATGTGGTCCACTACGGCTACATAGAAAAGTTCATTGAGCGTCTGGGCGAGAAGTTCAATATCCGCGAAATTGCCTTTGACCGTTGGGGCGCTGTTCAGATGGTACAAAACCTGGAGGGTATGGGCTTCACCGTGGTTCCTTTTGGCCAGGGCTTCAAAGACATGTCGCCCCCTACCAAGGAGCTTATGAAGCTCGTTCTGGAAGAGCGAATCGCTCACGGCGGTCACCCAGTGTTGCGCTGGATGATGGATAACATCTTCATCCGCACCGACCCAGCGGGCAATATTAAACCCGACAAAGAAAAATCCACAGAAAAGATCGACGGAGCTGTTGCAACAGTGATGGCGTTGGACCGGGCGATCAGATGTGGCAACGACACCAGTGCTTCGGTCTATGACGACCGGGGCATTTTGTTTATCTAATCTTGAAAAGAAGTGAAGTTATGTTTATTGCAACGGTCGAGGTGAGCGGTACCACCGCAAAAGCCAAACCCTCGCGCTTAATACCAAGTGGTCTTGTCGGTGGTAAAGTTCAAATTCAATATACTGATGATATTTGGAAGGGCCTGACTGTTACAGCAGTTTTCCGTAACGGAGTCACAAAAGACGTCCTTGATGTCAAAGACGAGGTCATAATCCCTCCGGAAGTCACAAGGACATCTGATCGATATCTCCTTATGGGGCTATACGGTGTATCCGCAGACGGTACTTTGATTGTACCTACGCTGTGGACCAAATTGGGCCTTGTGCATGACGCCGCCAACCCCGAAGGAGATTCCTCCACAGATGCATCTATTCCAACTTGGTTGCAGATTCAGCAAAATGTGACACGGTTACGAAACAGCACACTATTGGTGGTATCCCTTGATACGGCTACCAGTAGTGCTTCTCACAGCAGTCATGAAATCAAGGAGCATCTTGCTGCTGGCGGTTGGGTCACTGCTGTGAAGGATGGGGAAAAAGAAGCCCCACTTTTCAGTGTGGGGGACGATAATGTCACTTTCTCTATCTATGAAGGGTCGACCAATTCCTGGAGTCGATATTACTACCCGGTAGACGGGAACAAAAAAATTCCCATGATGACAATGGAGGGTGGCGTATCGAAACCCGCAATATCCGGCCCTATTTATGCTGTGTCCTATGTTAAACAAACACTAACGAGCGCTCAGAAAACACAGGCGCGTGAGAATATCGATGCGGTTTCCTTGGACGAGATTTGGGCAAGCGATGCATTTTTACAGTTGGAAGAGAAAATGAACGGTTCCTCTTGCCGACTTACTGCCGAAGCCGCGCAGTTGCTTCTCTCCATTCTCCGCGCAGGTCAGTACACTACAGACCAAACACATAATATTTCTGCTCTGGCAGAGGCGTTGGGTATCGAAGAACCAACCGCCGAGTATGAAGCTGAGAGTACTGCATTGTTGGGTACCGCAGTGCTGAATAAGTTCGTCCTGGGCAGAACATAGAAGGAGCGAGAATTATGAGCTATGAAAAACAGACCTTTCTGGATGAAATTCGAGACTCAGATGGGAATGTGACCCAGGAAGGTACCATCATCAAAGCGGAGCATTTCCAACATATTGAAGAAGGCATCTCCGCGAATGAAGCCGCCATCAGGAGCAATACTACTGCAATCAGCAAAAAACAGAATGCCTTGGTGAGCGGTTCCAATATTAAGACTATCAATGGCCAGAGCATTTTGGGAAGCGGTGATATTACCACTAACAGCGGAGCATCGGATCTGTATGCCCAGGCAAAGCATTATGTTTCCCGATTTCACCATCAGTACATGAACACAGCAGATCACAACGAAAATGCTGTCGATATTGTTCTGTTTGCAGGTCAGTCCAACAGCTGCGGTAGAGCTACCCTGGCAGACTGCTCCACAGATGAGGATTTGATTTTGTCTGTGCCTATGACCAGAGCCTTTACCTTCAATAATACAACCGCAACTGAGCCGTTGCAGATTGTGGAACCGATCAGCGCCAACGGTTCCAGTGCATACGGGTATATTCCGGCATTTCTGAATGCGTACTACGAAACCACTAAGAGAAAAACCTGTGCCTGCTATAAAAGTGCTGGTGGCACGATGTTGAATAAGTTTGTTCCATTTGTTTTGGACAGCACTACGGGTGAGCCTACCACTACAGCAAACAGCTACTATACGGCGATGAAAAATGCGGTTAACCATGCCAAAGCTAATCTGGTCAGCAATGGATACGAGGTTGGCGAAATCTTTATGGTATGGTGCCAGGGTGAATCTGATGGCGACTATCTCGGCAATACCAATAATTATGCCAATGCCTATGAGGCCACATTGACAACGGATGCGCAGAAAACCGCCTACTACAAGGAACATTTTTCTGATCTGGTGGATCATCTGGCAGCAGATACCGGATTGACTACGGCTTTCATTATCCGAATCGGACATAAGAGTGGCAATAATACCACCTATACCCCCATTATTGAGGCCCAAAATCAGCTGGGCAAAGAACACAACAACTGTGTGTTGGTGTCCACCGTGTTTGCCGGAGCCAAAGGTTTCATTGAAGAGGATGGTACCGTTCGTAATCTGATGCGCGATGGTTGGCACTATAAACCGGAAGGATATGTCCGGGCAGGGTTAGAGGCAGGTGTCAATTCCGGTATTTACATCAATTCCGGGAAGAAAACCAAGCCAATCCTTCTGGAATACCATACGCTGGTCAATGATGATTCCACGGTATATGAACGATCCGTTGATAAATTTCTCTATGACCCCAGCCGGGTGGATCTGAACCTGATGAAGAAGCTGGCCAGCGATACGATTACTTCCATTGAACTGAACACTACATCCCTGACCTTGTCCGTGGACAGCACCTACCAGCTTTCTGCTACAGTTTATCCCACCACAGCCAGTAATCGAAATGTACTGTATGAGAGTAGCGCACCTGCAATTGTTCAGGTTGACAAGAATGGTCTGGTAACGGCACTTGCGGAAGGTTCTGCCAGAATCACCGTAGTAGCCGATGCCGATACCAGCATCACTGCGTTCGTGGATATTGAGGTTTCCGTGTCCGTAATTGAAGTAACCGCCATCACCATTAGCCAAACGGAAGCGTCCCTTTATGTAGGTGATACCCTTCAGCTGACTGCTACGGTGACACCCGCCAACGCTACCAATACGGGGGTATCCTGGCAATCCAGCGACAATGCTACTGCCACGGTGGATGATAACGGACTTGTGACCGTACTGGAGCAGGGCGATGTGGTTATTACCGCAACTGCTGATGGTAACAGTGAGATCCAGGCAACCTGTAGTATCACCGCAAATTACAACACTTCGGCCACTTTGCTGGAACTGGATTTTGTCAATCATACTGTGCAGGACTACATTGACGAAGGCGTAGTTAGCCTGGGAGATTCCACAGCCGATGCACTGACCTACGGTGAAGATGGTTTGATCTGCAACGATACCGATCTGAGGTATGGTTTGAGATTGACAACCCCAATTGATGTGTCTGGGGCTTGGAATGTGGAACTGACTGCCGCGATCGCCACTTATGACAGTAGCGGAACAAGTACAACAGATAGCAACTATCAGTACTGGTCTATTCTGTCCGGCGTGGATAGCAGCACGGATGGTCATACGCACGGATCTTCTTGTCTTGCTCCCTGTTTTAATGATTTCAAACTCACAGGCCAGCTTCGCCTTATCACTCTGGATACTACTGGAAAAAATATCAGTTCGTTGTTTGCGCATGATGGCATGGAGCATAGCTATAAACTCAGTAAAACAGCCGATGGGGTTATTACCGCTTACCGGGATGGCGCGGAAGTAGGCAAAACTACCTTCGAGAATGCTTCTGGCTATTTCGGCTATGTGTTGGGTATCCATAAGGGTTACAGCTATAGTAACCAGTATGCTACCGAAAAAGGCATCACCATTAAGAGTTTGAAAGTGTACACCTAAATTACGAAGGAACAGCACCCCACAGAGGGTGCTTTTTCCTACCCATTTTTAAGGAGAGTGAATGACATGGGCCTTTTCTCTGGCTGGTTCCAATCCCGCGATAAGCCCCAGAACCGAACCGCAGGCAGCGCCTACCTGTTTTTAAACGGTACCAGCTCCTCCGGCAAAACTGTAAATGAGCGCTCGGCAATGCAGATGACCGCCGTGTACTCCTGTGTCCGTATTTTGTCCGAGGCCCTGGCTGGCCTGCCCCTGCACCTTTACCGCTACAAGACTGATGGCGGCAAAGAGAAAGCTATCGACCACCCGCTGTACCATCTGCTCCATGATGAGCCGAACCCGGAGATGAGTTCCTTTGTTTTCCGAGAAACGCTTATGACCCACTTGCTTCTGTGGGGAAACGCCTATGCCCAGATCATCCGAAACGGCAAAGGAGAGGTTGTAGCGTTGTACCCGTTGATGCCTAACCGCATGACTGTGGACCGGGATCAGAACGGCAGACTTTATTACAAGTATCGCACCACCTCCGACGACGCACCCACCATGGATGGCACCGTTGTTACGCTGCCGCCTTCCCAAGTGTTGCATATCCCCGGCCTGGGCTTTGATGGTGTTGTCGGTTACAGCCCCATCGCAATGGCGAAGAACGCTATCGGCATGGCAATCGCCTGCGAGGAGTACGGTGCGAAGTTCTTCGCCAACGGGGCCGCTCCGGGCGGCGTGTTGGAACACCCCGGAACTATCAAGGATCCCCAGCGCGTTCGTGAAAGCTGGCAGTCCACCTTCGGCGGCAGCGGCAACGCAAACAAAATCGCTGTTTTGGAAGAAGGCATGAAGTATACGCCTATTTCCATTTCCCCGGAACAGGCACAGTTCCTGGAGACCCGAAAATTCCAGATTAACGAGATCGCTCGTATCTTCCGTGTGCCACCCCACATGGTTGGTGATCTGGACAAGTCCAGCTTCTCAAATATTGAGCAGCAGAGCTTGGAGTTCGTCAAATACACCTTGGACCCCTGGGTGGTTCGATGGGAACAGACGCTCTTCCGCACTCTGTTTACCGAAAAAGAGAAGAAGGAATACTTTTTCAAGTTTAACCTGGAAGGCCTGCTCCGTGGTGACTACGCGACCCGTATGAGTGGCTACGCCACCGCTCGTCAGAACGGTTGGCTGTCCGCCAACGACATCCGGGAGCTGGAGAACCTGGACCGCATCCCCGCCGAGGAGGGCGGTGATCTGTACCTCATCAACGGCAACATGTGCAAGCTGGCTGATGCAGGTATTTTTTCTGGTCAAGTGACCACCAATACCCCAAATCAAACTGAAGAGGAGGAAACCCCAAGTGAATAAGTTCTGGAACTTTACTGAGGACGGCGAAGTTCGTACCCTGCATCTGTGTGGGTCGATCGCCGACGAGAGTTGGTTCGATGACGATGTCACCCCCAAGGCATTCAGGTCTGAACTGGAAGCCGGAAAGGGTGACATTGTTGTTTGGATTAACAGCCCCGGTGGTGACTGTGTTGCCGCTGCTCAGATTTACAACATGCTTATGGATTACCCCGGCAATGTGACGGTCAAGATCGACGGCATCGCAGCCTCCGCTGCTTCCGTTATCGCCATGGCTGGCACGAAGGTTATGATGTCTCCCACCGCCCTGATGATGATCCATAACCCCTTGACCGTTGCGATCGGCGACACCGCCGAAATGCAGAAGGCCATTGATATGCTCTCTGAAGTGAAGGAAAGCATCATCAACGCCTACGAAATCAAAACTGGTCTGTCCCGCGCCAAGCTGTCCCACCTCATGGACGCAGAAACCTGGATGAACGCAAAGAAGGCCATGGAGCTGGGTTTTGCGGACGAGCTGCTGTTCAAGTCTGAGGAAGAGCCCGCTGGTGTGGAGAACAGTTTCACCTTCAGCCGCAGAGCTGTGACCAACTCTCTGCTGTCCAAGGTGTCCCGCAAAGCCACTCCCCAGCAGACTACTGAACCCGTTAACCCGCCTGCCCAGCCCGCAGGCACTCCCATCGCAGATCTCGAAAAGAGACTGAATCTCATCAAACCTTAAGGAGGAAATCAACTATGAGTAAGATTACCGAACTGCGCGAGAAGCGCAACACCACCTGGGCCAAGGCCAAGACCTTCCTGGAATCCCACCGCAATGAGTCCGGCATCATGTCCCCCGAGGACACCGCCACCTACGAAGCCATGGAGAAGGAAGTCGTCGACCTGGGTACCGCCATCAAGCAGCTGGAGCGCCAGGAGGCCATGGACCGTGAGCTGAACGCTCCCACTTCCACCCCCATCACTGGCAAGCCCGAGGCTGCCAAGACCGACACCAAGGTTGGTCGTGCATCCGACAACTACAAGTCTGCTTTCTGGCAGCAGGTCCGTGACCGTAGCACCTACGAAGTCCGCAATGCTCTCCAGGTTGGCGTGGACACCGAAGGCGGCTACCTGTGTCCCGATACCTTCGAGAATGAGCTGGTTGTCGGCCTGACCGCTAAGAATGTTATCCGTTCCCTGGCTAAGGTCATTAACACCTCTTCCGGCCAGCACAAGATCCCTGTTGTTGCCACTCGCGGTACCGCATCTTGGGTTGAGGAGGAAGGTCCCATTCCCGAGGGCGATGACGTCTTCGGCCAGCAGTACATCGGCGCACACAAGGTCGGCACTCTGATCAAGGTCTCCGAGGAGCTGCTGCACGACTCTGCCTTCGACCTGGAGAAGTATTTCATCGACGAGTTCTCCCGCCGCATCGGTAACAAGGAGGAAGAGGCATTCCTGATCGGCGACGGTTCTGGTAAGCCCACTGGTATCCTGGCTGATGGCGCTGCCGAGGTTGGTGTGACCGCCGCGTCTGCCACCGCCATTACCGCAGACGAGCTGATCGACCTGTTCTACTCTCTGCCCGCACCTTACCGCACCAACGCAGTGTGGGTCATGAACGACGCCACCATGAAGTACATTCGCAAGCTGAAGGACACCACTGGCCAGTATCTGTGGCAGAAGGCTATCCACGAGGGCGATCACGAGACCCTGCTGGGCAAGCCCATCTTCCACTCTCCCTTCGCTCCTGAAGTCGCTGCTGGCTCCAAGCCCATCCTGTTCGGCGACTTCTCCTACTACTGGATTGGCGACCGAACTGGTATTTCCTTCCGTCGCCTGAACGAGCGTTACGCCGACACTGGCCAGGTCGGCTTCCTGGCTACCAAGCGTGTCGATGGCAAGCTGATTCTGCCCGAGGCCATCAAGTGCCTCCAGATGAAGGCTGGCTAAGTGAAAGGGGGCGGCGGCGATGTTGAGTGAACTTTTGACGAAAGTCAAACAGAACCTTATCCTGGAGCATTCCGAGGATGATGACCTGCTGGGAATTTATATCACCGCCGCCATCTCCTATGCTGAAAGCTACCAGCACATCCCTGCGGGGACCTACCAGGTAATTCCTATGCCGCCTACTACCGAACAGGCCATCATCATGCTGTCATCCCATTTCTACGAGTCCCGGGATGGCAGCACTGGCGGCTTTTTCGCCGATAATGTCCAAGCCGGACAGCAGGTATGGAATACCGTTAACCTGCTGCTCCGTCTTGACAGAGAATGGAAGGTGTAATGTATGTCCCTGGGGAATATGAATTCTTTTATCGACATTCAGGAGATGCGAACCGTTTCTGACGATGAAGGCTTCTGTACTGAGGAATACTTCACCGTCGCAACTGTCCGCGCTTATCGCGAAGGGCGGCATGGCAGCGAGAAATGGGCCAATCGTGCATCCTTCACCGATGCTACAGACCTTTTCCGCTTCCGTGCGATTCCGCATACCACAGTTACAACTGCAATGGTTATTCTCTGCGATGGCCATCGCTTTGAGATCACCAGCATTGAAGATGTGAAAGGCCGCGGTATGTATATCGAGGTGCTTGCCCGGGAGGTGAAGCCCAGTGGCTAAAGTCGATGTAAAAATGCCAGAAGAGTTTCTTCTGAAGCTCTCTAAACTGGGGAGCAACACCGACACAATTACCGAGAAGGTTTTGGAGGCTGGTGGCAAAGTTGTACTGGAAAAGGTGAGAAGCAATCTGGCCTCTGTGGTCGGTAAAAACACCAAGTACAAATCCCGGTCCACTGGTGAACTGGAAGGCGCACTTGGCCTGTCCCCAACAAAGGCCGACAAAAACGGCAACCACAACATCAAAGTTGGCTTCGCCGAACCTCGGTCAGACGGGGGCAGCAACGCCATGCTGGCAAACCTTATCGAATACGGGAAACACGGCCAGCCCGCTCGGCCTTTCCTAAAACCCGCTAAGACCGCTGCTCGCGCAGAGTGCATGCGGGTTATGGAGCAGACCTTTGAAGAGGAGGTTGCAAAGCTGTGAGCCTTTTGTCTGAGCTGAATGCGATCGCCAAAACAAGCGGCATCGCAGTTGAAACTGGTGTGTTCAAAGACACACCCCCATCCGAATACCTGGTTCTCACTCCCTTGGTGGACACCTTTGACCTCCATGCGGATAACACGCCGGGTATGGAGATCCAGGAGGTACGCCTGTCTCTTTTCACAAAAGGCAGCTACACCAAGTGGAAAAACACCCTGGTCCGGGCCTGCTTGGCTGCGGACATCACCATTACAGATCGTCGGTATATCGGCCATGAGGACGATTCCGGCTATCACAATTATGCCATTGATGTGGCTAAATTTTATGAAATGGAGGAATGACCTATGGCAACAATTGGTCTGGACAAACTGTTCTACGCACCCAT